CGACTTTTGATAAAGACTTAATGAAAAGAAGATTAACATATAAAGGCAATAAGGTTTACATTAAACACTTAACCAGCAAATATGCTTTAGTTAGCTATAATAATACTGGGAGCAAGAAGTTTAAAGTAGATACTAAAGACTTGGCCAATATAGATGCTTAGTAAACAGCAAATAAAAGAGCTAAAACAACAGCATGGAAGTAAGGCTGTTAATGTATTTATGCGCTTTGAAAAGGCACGTTTAAAATACAAATACTTACCAACTAATTTTTTACTAAGCGTTATTAATAACAGTGAACCTTTGCCAGTTAATAAAAATATTACAAGACGAATTAAAAGAACGAACAAAAGGCAAATTCAAAAGCAGTTGGTTAATAGCTCAATTGCAAGTTATAGAAGAAAGCAATAGAGAACTACCTAAATGGGTTAAAGACTTAATTAAGGAATATGAGCATAAACATAACAAATGAAGATAATATGGAGCTGATGAAAAGGTATAAAGATAATTACTTTGATTTGGCTATTGTAGACCCACCATATGGGATTGGCGATAAATTTAAAGGTGGTAAAACAGGCAAAATGAACTTTAATGAAGTAGTCAATAAGGGGTGGGATATAAAGCCACCAACAAAAGAATATTTTAAAGAATTATTTAGAATAAGTAAAAATCAAATAATATGGGGTGGCAATTATTTTTTTGATAATTTATAGAGTTAAGATATTCTTTCAATTCATACATTACGAACACTCCATTTATAATATTCTATGAGATGAGTTAAAGTATCCATGAACTTTATATCATCTTTACGTGGTTCTATTTCTTTCATACCTTTTAGTGCATCATCAATTGATGACCTCCATGTATTACCTAGAATGTGACGTTCACTACCTTCTCGATCTAAAAATGCCGCCTCACTATAATAATACAAATCACCGTTTGGATCAAGATATATTTTAGTTTGTGGTGATTGTTTTTTATCTAAATGTAAATAATCACATTTAATTAATTTACTTTTTCTTCCTCTTAGTAAATCATACATCGCATATCCATAATGAACTTTGACACCACGTTGTTTTGCTAATATATCAAATTCATTTAGAATATCTTGAAACTTATTTCGATCATTTATTTCATACTGAAATGAAAAATCTTCTCTTAAACTTAATTCGTCTATACCACCAATGTCATCTATGTAATCTAAAATTTTTGCTATCTTTTCAACATTTTGTGGTAATACAACATAATTAAGTTTTACTTTTCTGTCTAATAATTTTAAATTGTTTTTAACTACCTGATAACCTTTTTTATTTCTAGATACTGAATTATACTCCTCTTCATCAATTCCATATAAAGATATTCTCAAAGTATCTAAATTTGCAACATAAGGATTCTTTTTTATGTAATTTTGTGTTAACATAAATCCATTTGTTATCATTCTTGATTTCATACCAACGTCATACAAGTCTTTACATATCTGATTCAAATATGGACTTGTCATGGGTTCAAGACCACCACCAATGTTTATTTGTCCTCTTCCTTTGTTTTGATATATGACATCTCTATAAACTTCATAATGTTTATCTTGTTTTTCAAATTTTGCATCATAGTTTCGACCACAAAAAGTGCATTTGTACATGCAAGATATACCAGGTACAAAAACTATTGTGTGTGGATAGTGATATTCACCTTTTATGGCTGCGTCCATGTGTGATCCAAACTCTTTAATGGACTGTATTTGTTCCGTTGAAAAATTCTTTAACAAACTTCGCTCCATTCATATCAAAAGTGGTGGGTTTACAGTGAACAACTTTATAAATTGAATCTGTCAAAGAGTCAACTGTGACATCATCAATTGATATTACTTTCCCACCACCGAGTTGTTCATATCTTTTTGCTCTATAATTTTCTTCTTTATCAATTACTACACCATTACTATCATATACATCATTTGATGTTAAGTCATTTGGGATCATAATCGCAGGTGTTTTTGTGATATTTATATCTAAAAATGACATCGCACCAAATTGACTTATCGATAATTCATGAGATGCAAGTAAAACTCTGTAACCATTTGTGTCTGGTCTTGATACAATATTTACATTTTCTTTTTGTAATCTATCTAATAATTTATTTGGTGTTTTATCACCAACGATAAATGTCCAATCTCCACCAATTCTTTTCCTTACATCTAATGCCACATTGTAATATTTTTCTATATGTGGATACCAATCACCACCAGAAACTAAATATCCATTTCTATGAGTATTATATTGAAATGGTTTAGTGACATATGAAGAACTAATTATTGGAACATCTATAATTTGATTATGTAAAAATTCTTTTGGATCAATAAAATTATTATCAGTATGAAAAATTATGCCGTCATAATATTCATTTAGTATGTCACTATGAAACCAATTTTCACTTGGTCTAATCCATGGTATATCTCTCTCTAAAGAATATATCTTTTTGTTTTTTGCATGATCTAAGATATCCATGATACCTTTGTGTCTTCTTAAATTTTTATTGAAATGTGAATGCCAACCATATCTTCCAAAAGGAAAACCCTCAGTAACAATCACGTCTGGGTTATACTCAACATATTTTACAAACAAGTCATTATGCCACTTATCAAAAAACTCAGTGTCGTGACCTAGAACAGGTTTTGTAATAATTAAATTTTCATTGATATGATCACAAAATGATTTTACTCTATTGATATGACCATACCCAGTATTACTCTGAACTAAAAATAATGTCTTCATTACCAAATACCGTAGAGTATTGATTAACTGGTGTATACCAATCCCAATTTTTCTCTATAGGTTTTTTATCTTTCACTTTCTCAAAATTTTGTAATCCTAAATTTGCTTTATCAGATGTCATGTAATAATGATAACCCATGCCACACTTTTGTTTATTATATGGTGTATCACTTCTATTTCTACCATCATAAACTAATCTGATTAAGTCTTCATATTTATCTTTGTCATCCAATAAAATTATTCCACCTCTATCAGTCGATAAATGTTTACGTTTAAAAAAACTAAGACACATTAAAGTACCAGGTATGTATCCGTTTTTTTTCCAATAAACAGCTGCGTCTATAACTTGATCAGTTAGATAATGATAACCTTTCCACTTCTCATCAGTGAATGTAAACTGCCAACCATTTTTCATTAGCATGTAAGGAACTGAAACGTAAGTATGCACAGGCACTTTAATATTTGCATAGTCTGTAATTCTGATAGAAAGTTCTAATGCATTCGTGCAACAATCCGTGGCAACTGCATATGGAGCACCAAAAAAATCTGCTATTGTTTTTTCAAACTTATCTACTGATTCATATTCTTTGTTCATTTGAACTTTACCTGTGACATCAACTCAGTCATACATGCCAAAAGATTTATTTCTTGATCTGCAACAAAGGCAGACTTGTACTGATAATCACCAAGTATTACCACCGCATGTGGGATAGTAGAGTGGTCGATAGTATCATAGAGAGAATCATAGATCGTTCTAAAAATCCTATTGGCATCATTATCAAGATTATTAACAATCCACTTACGAACATTTGTAAACTCCTTCTTTTTAACAAAACTCATTAGTTCTTTTATGTTTTCATTACTAATATTAATTAATATACCTGCATCTATTTGACCAGACGCAGAATATCTTTGTAATTCATTTAAAACTCTTCGCCAATCGGGAAAATGAGCAGTGATTAATTCTGCAACAGCAGGTGGATTGAATTGTATCTTTTCATCCTTCAGAATATCAAGAACTCTTTTGTAAAATTTATCTGCAAGTTTTACTCTTTCACCATTTCTAATTGTAAAATCTATATTAGAACATCTTGATTGTAAAGGATCAATCAATCTATTTTTGTAATTACATGTGAGAATAAAACCACAGTTCTTGTGAAACTCTTCCATGAAACCACGAAGAGCAGGTTGTGTTGATTGTGGATTTAGATAATCTGCCTCATCTAATATGATATATTTTCTTCCACCCTCTAATGAAACAGTTGATGCAAAGTTTTTTATCTTAGTTCTAAGAACATCAATACCAGATTCCTCTGATCCGTTTATCATCATCCAAGTAGAACCAATCTGTTCAACCATTGCTTTTGCAATTGTTGTTTTGCCAGTTCCAGCAGAACCAGATAAAATTAAATTAGGAATATGTTTGTCTTTGACAAACTCTTGAAATGTATCCTTTAGTTTTTTAGGTAAGATACAATCTTTTACAGTTTTTGGTCGATACTTCTCAACCCACAGAAACGTATCCATAACTTAAACCTCATAAGTTGATTCAGGTTCAAGTGCAATCCAATATTCTACGTTATCTGTTTTTGATTTGAAATGACTTATATTTTTTGATGAGATAGACACATCATATGAACCAGGTAATAGTTTTAAGTTTTCTACTTTGAAAAAGAACTGAAACTTAGCACCTTGTGAAGATTGATTTACTTCTAATGAAAAGTTATTTGCAGTATCATTTTTCTTATCTTTGACAGTAAGAAAACTACCTTCATCATTCTTTTCAAAAACTAAATCAGGTGCTTGTATTACAGATGCAGCCTTTTTTAGTTGATTTAAATCATCACTTGTTAGTTCAAATGTGACATCAACTGATGGCATCGTAATCATTTTACTTGGTGTTGTAATTACCGAAGGATCAGAGTAAAAGTATTTTAACTTTTGACCTTTACTATTCTCTTCTTTAATTGTTAGATGTTGATCATCAAAATCTATAATAGGTTGTTTGAACAAACTTGTAGATGATAAAAATTCATTCAAATCATATATTGCTATTTGTTTAGGAAATGTCTCTTCAACATTTACTTTTGCCACAATGTTTTTCATCGCAGACATTGTTGTTATTGTACTACCTTCTTTAATCATTAAGTTCTGATTAATTGTTGCGAAGTTTTTTAGTACATTCAAAGTTCCACTATTTAGTTTCATTATTTAACTCCATATCAAGATTGTATAGTGCAATCATACCATAATGCAAGATTTTAAGCAAGTCATTTCTGTTCTTACCATTTTTCTTTCCAAACCTCTGAGCGTATTTCATAATATTACCAATACAAAACCCCTCACCATGCCCACTGTCTAAAATAAATTGTGTTGATTGAAACTTATTTTTTGAATAGTGTTGTTTGTAAGTATTTAAAATGTAATCTTGCAATTCCTTTAAATACTTGTCTTCATTGTAAGTATATACTTTTTTATCTACAATATCTTTATACGTAAACTCACTCATTATCTTGTGCGATATACTTTCCGTTTACTTCCATGTAATCTTTTACATTGTCTTCAATTATTTTAACATAACTTGGATATACAAGTAGTATGCCTCTTTCACTTTTTACTTTTTCAAAAGTATCAGGTCTTAATGGATGATCATCATACTTGTCACCCCACTGAAATACTGTTTCACCCTTATCATCAAAAGTCATTCTCATTTGAAATACTGAACCATCTGTGATTGTTATATCTTGCAGTGGTGTATTATTTTCGTATAAATTAAAATCAATAATTGGTATTGCATCATGTTGATAATTATGTTTGATAAATGATTTAGCAATTGTATGTAATACATTTCCTAAATTTGTTTTGATATCCTCATTGCCAGGTTGAAACATGACACCTCTATTTTCCCATATCTCATTAACGATAGGTTCAGGTATTTCTACACGCATGAAGTGAGCGGCAATCTTATTTCTTTGTGCTATTTTTAAACCTGCATTAGTATCATCATGTTCTTTATTTGTTTCTGAAATTTTTGTAAGTTTGTTAGATTCTTCTTCGTTTAAAGTTGCTTGACCACCGTCCTTTAAACCACCAGGTTGTAAATCAAATACTTTTGCCATAATAAATCTCCTTGTAGATAATATAAACTAAAAAGGGGGTTATTGTCAACCCCCTTTATTAAAAAAACTATTTAATCTCAATAGTCTTAGGTTTTTTACCCTCAGGCAATATCTTTTCTAATTCAATAGTCAAGAGTCCGTCTTTAAGTTCGGCACCATTTACTACCACATCATCTGCGATTGTAAATGATCTCTTGAAGTATCTCTTAGATATACCTTTGTGGATAAATTTGTCTTCTTCCTCTTTGGTTTCTTTTTTGCTTTCGATTGTGAGAGTATTATCTGCATAATCGACTTGAATGTCGTCTTTACTAAATCCAGCAACAGCCAACTCCACATTGTATTTGTAGTCATCTACTTTTACAATATCGTATGGTGGATATGAATTACTGAAAGTGTTTGATGTTGAAAGAGTTTCGAAAGTGTCAAATACTTCATCGAAACCAATTGTGAAAGGCCTAAGCCTATTAAAGAATGTTATGTCATTCATAGTTTTCTCCTTTTTAAGCAAGTTAATTTGAACACCCTTTCGGCATGTTCCGTATATTTATATGGGAATTAACTTTCAAAAGTCAACCCCCATACAAAACTTTTTTTATTCTTCATCGACCACTTCGTCTTGTTCGACTTCATTCTCTACGGCAGGGGCAGATACATCCACCCCAGCATCAATCTTTGAATAAAGATTTAAGAATGACTCTTTGGTGTCATCATCAAATCTTGCAACACAAAGGTCAATCGCTTTCACTTTGTCTTTGAAGATTGAATATGCCTTGACAACGTGATCAAGTCTTCTGGTAGAGATGATCTCATCAACTCCACCTTCGTAAAAGGTTTTTCTAATAACCTCTGCCCAAGTCACTAAGTTTTCTGCAAACTTCTCATCGACTTTGCCATACTTATTCATAGAACCGATGACAATCTTACTTTCAACTTTCTTGTCTGCATAAGGTTGCTCGATAGTGATTGCAAATCTTTCTAGAAATGCTTCGTTAAGAACATTAGTTCCGATAAATCTACCGTCTTCAGAACCTTTACCTTTAGTGTTGGCAGTCGCCATCACATTGAATCCTTGTTTAGGTGTCACCCACTTGTTTACTTTTTTAAGATAAACACCCTTGCCTTCTAAGACAGGTTGTAAACACATAAGTTTATTTGAACCTAAGTCGCACTCATCAAGTAAAAGAGTACAACCTCTTTCCATTGCATCGATAACAGGCCCAGGTACAAACTTTGTCTCACCGTTAACAAGTCTGAAACCACCAAGTAAATCGTCTTCGTCTGTTTCAATAGTGATGTTAACTCTGATAAGTTCTTTCTTTAACTCAGCGTGAATCTGTTCGATCATCAAAGTTTTACCGTTACCAGATAGACCAGTAACAAATACTGGGTAGAACATACCAGATTTAGAAATCTGTTTGATAGTATTGTAATGACCCCAAGGAACAAAACCTTTGAACTTTGAAGGAACTAAGTTTTGAACTTCGAATGCATTAGCAATTAAATTTACTGAAGTCTGTTCAGGTGTCTGAACAGGTTGAATAGGTTTACTTACAACTTGAGTAACCTCTGATTCTTCGGTAGGTAACTGATACTTACCGTGACCACATTTGTATTGTGGTTTCTTTAACCAAGAAGGATTGTTAAATCCATTCTTAGATGCGAACTCATTAATCTCAAATCTAGAGACTACGGCACCTTCGCCATATTCTTTAGACATCGCATTAACGAACTCTTGTTTTTTAGGTGTTAACATAATATATACCTCTCTTTTTCAACATCTAATTATATAATATCAGGTAATCTGATATATTGTCAAGGCCTAATTTAGGCAACTTTTTCAATGAATTTATTCAATAATTGTCTATTCAAAGTCTTTTTCTGAGCAAATTTTAAGAACTCTCTTGCCATTCCAGCCGCTCTTGCACCCTTTTTGAATGTCAATTCTTGTTCTTCATCGGTCTCTTTTGGACCTCTTGGTAATATGTAATACTCATCAAATCCAGCGACTTTTGATATCGCAACTTTCTTCTCTCTTAATTCTTTTTGTACCGCAACAATCTTTTCTTTATCACTATACTCACTTAATCCAAATTTTCTACAAATATCTCTAAGAGGCACTCTACCTTGTTTACCAGTGCCCGATACATAGAAACCTGTTATTGAAATATTAGGCAACTGAAGTCTCACAAATTTTAAGAAAGACTCAGTTTGATAGGTTTTAAGTTGAGTTTGAACTTTAGTATCTGAACACTGAATATATAAGTCTTTACCAAAATCATTATGATTTAATTGTTTACTAAGTTTATTGTGTTCACTATTTCTCCAAAAACTTGATCTTTGTGAAAATACACTTTCATGATGATGACTCTCACCATCAGTTAGGATAACCATATTTAATTTTTGTACTTTGTGTTTCTCTTGAAATCTTTTAACGACTCTGTATGTAGTTAATAAAGCAGTGTTTAATGGTGTACCACCAAGATTGTATTTTCTAGGAACATAAGTAGAATATATATGATTTGCGTCATATATATTAGTATCACGTGCCCATTCCTTAGTGAAACCTAATAAATTAGTCATCATTGTTTGAGTCTGTTGTTTTGTTTGATCACTTGAAAAAAATTCAAGTAAACGTAAATATTGAAAGTTATGATCACCAACAACTTCATCTTGAATCTCATTGAGTGAACTTGTATGAATACGATCTGTAAATGCAAGAACTTGATAAGGTATCTTTACTCTCTGACAAAACCAAATTAGATTGAATAACTGTATCAAAGTAAATCTCATGTTATCTGCCATTGAACCAGACCAATCAAGATACATGATCATACCATGATTAGTCGCTCCAGGCAAAGTAGTCATTTTTGCAAATAAGTCTTCGTCAAATTTATAGTTGTGTAATTTAGTCATATCAAGAGAACCAGTCTTGGAAGTAGATGCTCTTTTGTATTGATCAGCAGACTTTTTCATTTCAAACTCTTTGACCATATATTGAACAACTTTTTTGTTATCATTAAAAACTTTTTTATAGTCTTCATGTATGTAAGCATCAAATGCCTCATTATGTTTATTTGTATATGTTTCTATCAAATCGTCAGCAATCTCTTTGTGAGAATAGATTAATTTATTTAAGTTTAATTTTTTAGGTGTTTGAGTATAGATTCTATCTTTTGCATCAGTATCATTGTTTTTGTTCATGGCATCTTGATATGCTTTATCAGTAGATGATTTAAGCTCGCCACCATTTCCTAGACCTGCACCTTGTGATCCTACATCGTTTGAATCATCTTTTGACTCTTCCTCACCACTATCAGACTCAGATGCACCCTCATCAATTTTTTCTTCAGACTCAGATGCACCCTCATCAATTTTTTCTTCAGACTCTTCTGAACCCTCTGAACTTTGAACTTGTTCTTGACCTTCACTTGACTCTGATTGATCTGATTGAGATTGACTACCAGTTTCTTCTTGTTCTTGATTGCCTGACTGATCTTGTCGACCATCACCATCTTGATCTTTTTGTTGTTCTTTGTGATACTGAGATAATCTTGCGGCAAGTGATATTACGTCTTCAACACTTTTTAAAGTATCAACTTCGTCAATAAATTTTTGTTCTTCTTCATTTACATTACCAATAAGACCAGTTTTGTAAAAGATATTAATCTTATCAATAATATTTAATTTAGATAAATCTTTATCTTTTAATTTGAAGAAGTCACCTTCTACTAATTCTTTGTAACCTTGTTTGAAATTTTTTACTGAACCAGGGTATTTCTTTTGAAACATTTTCTCAATACGAGCATCCTCTAAAACATTGATAACAGAATGATTAATACCTTGATGAACACCTCTCTCTAATAAATCCATAGGTGTATATAATGCATGACCAACTTCATGACAAACAAACATGTCATAAACATCATTACTAATTTCTTCTTTGAATATAGGTAAAACTAACTCTCTTGTTTCAACATTAAATGAAGCAGTATCTGCTTTTTTATGTCTAACAATAATATTCTCTTCAGAGAGAAGTTTCGCAATTGTGGATTTTTTAGTCATCATCTAATTATATAATGACAGGTATATGGGGTGATTGTCAAGGGTTAAATAGGTCTTAAAAATCCTAGTATTATCGGGCATTTTAAAACTATTTATGTGTCAACTTGTCACACCATATATAAGTTCCATGATATTTTTATGAGTTTCTTCATTAGGATGAGCATCAAAATGACTTACTTCTTTCCACATATTTTTCTTATCAAGATGTCTCATTAGATTCTTACCTCCAATATGTTCAAATATAGGCCAACCCCAAAAAGTGTCATCCATTTCAAGTAATAATGGATTTGATAACATACTCTTTACAAAAGCCATTTGATATAAGTTAGTTCTCTCATCATCATTAAATATTCCATTTATCGGATAAAACATTTGAAACATACTGAGTTTAATATTTCTTTCTTTGCATATGCATTGTAGTGAATAGAAATGATTTAAATTTTCATCAACAATCTGACTTGGTGTCGGATAATCAAAATTAAAAGCGTTCATATAAAAATCAAACAAAACTTCTTGATCAACAACTTTTACAAAGTTTGCACGATCTTTTGTATCAGGTTTTCTTGGTATAACTGAATGCCAACCATCTTTATTACGACCTTCTTTCACTAAAAAATCTTGTCTAGTCCATTCAGACCAACCTATGATAACTTGCTCTACGTCATCATGTTTTATTATTTCATTCAAAACTGTTTGATAAATTCTACGATTACCTGATCCACACTTTGCAGTGTTAATAACTTCTTTGCCTGTTTTCTTTGCTAACTGTTCAGGCCAACTTGGAAACGGATTAATTTTAGGTTTTGTTTTTATTGAAAAATCTTTATCTGTAAAACTACATCCACCGACAATAATCTTAGAAGACTTTGACATTATATTCTTTCTGAAAATCTATTGCATCATCCCATGTATTAACTATAGGTTGACCTTTTATATTCAAGGATGTATTCAATAACATAGGACACCCTGTTTTTTCATACCATTCTTCCAATATAAGGCGGGCTACAGACGGATTTGATCTTTCTACGACTTGTACACGGGCAGTGCCATCAACATGCGTAACAGACTTATAATCATGTAGTGCTTTTGATACAAATTGCATATATCTATTCTTTCTTCCTTTGAAATATTTGTCAAAGTGTTCTTCTAATATCATGGGTGCAAAAGGACGATATTTTTGTCGTCTTTTAATTTGATTTATTGTGTCTTTTATAGGATATCTAGGATCAGCAATTAGTGAACGATTTCCTAATGCTCTTGGTCCAAACTCAGCACGTCCATTTGCAATCCCACAATATTTGTGTTCTAATAAATGTCTAACAACTTCTTTTGGATTTATAGTTCTATCAATGTTATGGCCGAGATATGGATGTTTCCAATTTAATCTTACTTTATTAATCAATGCAGCCGCACCAAGAGAAGAACCTGCATCACCTGGTGATGGCATTATCCATATATTATATCGATCTGGTATCTTACTGTTTGCAACACAATTTAAAGCACATCCACCCATTAATATCAAATTATTTTTTGTCGTATATTTCAACAGTTCTAAAAGTTTTGATTCATAAAGATTTTGAATCGATGCGGCCAAATCTTCATCACGTGCATTCGGTAACAAATTTCCTACACCCCAATGATTGTTCTTTTGCAAAAGATATTCTAAATCATATTTAGGTTCACCATATGCAGCCATTCCCATTGTGATATATTCATCCTCGTTTGGTTTCAAACCAAGTCTATGCGTAATTGCTGAATATAATAATCCTAATGAATATGGATATTTAAATGACTTAATTTTTTTCATATTATCCCATATCGAAACAGTATCCCATTCACCAATAGCATCTACAACAATAATATTGCAATTATGAAATGGTGCAGTAAAATATCCTGCCGCAGCATGTGATTGATGATGTTTAAAATAGTAGTCATATTTTCTTCTTGGCCATTGGAGTGATTGATTTGCATAAAATCTTCTAGTGTTTTTCCAAAATGGTTTTTCGTAATATGCGATATTGTGATAACCTATTTTCATTTGTTTTGGATGAATCCATTTATCACCTTTCTTTCTACTATATCTTTCACTATGAGATGCGTATTTAATTTCTTGTCCGTCTAATACAGTTACGCCTGCATCATGAAATCCTTCTGATATTCCTAAATTAACCATTCCATTTTTCCAACATCCAATTTTTTATTTGTGTTTCAACCAAATACTCAAATCTTTTCCAATTATGATTTTTATTTGGATATGTATTAACTTGTTTATGTAAAGTAAGATATACATCCTCAATCATATCAACAGGCATATGTTGTATTGAAAGATGTTTTGGATATCTTACAGTGTTGTATCCTAAATATACATTATTTTCATTACAGAAGTCAACAAAATCTTTCATCTGAAACCAATTATTTGTCATTGGATTTACCATAACTGCAATATCGCAATATTGTTTAAATATCTGAAAATTTTCCATAACATTATTAAAGTCACCATTCACTCTAATTTGATCATATAAATCTTTTGTTAAAGCATCAATACTAATATTTAATCTTATATTTTTCTTTTTAATATAATCTTTTACTCTTTTGTTTAATATGCTTCCGTTAGTTGCAATATTAATTTTAGTATCATCAGTGACACGATCTATAATATCAAAAACTATTTTCTGAGCAAAAGGTTCACCTCCATTAAATCTAATCTCATCTAAATGTGGTAACAACTCTTCTACCTCATCGACAAATTTATTTGTATATGCCATAGGCATTGGTGCAAGACCTTTATTTTTTCTAATACCAGAAGACAATCTTTCATTACACATAATACATTCAAAGTTACATTGATTTGATAATTCAAGTTCTATCATACTAGGATATTTTTTCACTACATTGTCTTTATACGCATCTGCAATAGTGAAGTCTTTATGTAAACTACAACATTTGTTTCTATACTTATCAAAATGTTCCCCAAACCAAATATCTTTAAGTGATCTAGTTTCAGACCATTGATCACAATTACCAATAGTCAACCAACAAGGCGAAACAAAACCTTCCACTGAACAATACATATTTGTATGAGGTGCTTTACATAAATTACTATTCATCCTTTTTATCTACTGTGCAGTGTTCAATACATTGAACTAACGCAGTATCTTCACTCTCCCATGATTTAGGTAATGTTTCTGTGAACCATTTATCGTTTAGTATTTCTTCTAATGATCTATTATTAATATTAAATTTTTCTTTATTATCGTTATACTTATCCCAAATGTGTTGAGTATGTTCATCTTTATGCTCTTTATGTGTTAAATTTGACTTGAAACCTAAAAGAAATTTATAATGTGGATTACAAAGATAACAACATGGATAAACTTGACCATCTGGGTTTATTTGAACTCTACCTTCTTTTTTCCACTCACACTCTATCATTGAAATCTTTCTTTGGTCTACAAATATCACAACTGCAACTCCAAGTTGTTACAGGAAGTTTTTTGTAAGATTTTTCTAAAAATTGTTTTTCGCCATTTTCATCCACATAATGAAACTTATCTTCCTCATCAAATATTCTATTTGAATGAACAAACTCACAAAAAAATGCACCATGAGATTTATTTTGTTTTTCTATTTCTTCAATGTAATCTTCATTATGTTTGAAAACAACTGTAAATGTTTTTGCTTTTGCAAACGTTGATGTTAATGTTTCCATATTGTTAAGTATCTTTTGCAGGTTAGTTTTTCTTCTATATTGTTGATGCATCTCTTGTGTTATGCCATCAATATCAAAAATAACCTCAAGTCTGTTTCCACACATAACTCCAAGATTCCACCACCAAGTTTCATCTCGTATAGAACCGTTTGTTAGTATTTCTATTTTACAATCTGAATTGTCTATTATATATTTACAGATTTCAAATATATCTTTTGCCATGATTGGATCGCCCCAAATACCACAGAACTCAATAATATTAATATTTTTAAATGTTGGAAATGCTCTTTTGAAGTCATCAAGTGACCAAGACGTTAGTGGCAACCAATCAACTGTATTCAACCCATTAGGATTAGTGCGATGACATTGAGGACAACCTGCATTACAAAAGTTTGTAATACCAATTGAAACCTCATTTATCTTCGTAGATGAAAGTGTCATGTTTTTCTTTTTTCTTAAATCTTTTTAAGAATGTATTCCAATACAATAAAATATATAATTTTATTTTTTTAATTTTTTTATGTATCATGATGCTATCCTACTAAAGTTTTGTGTCTTTTCAAACTTGATACTATTTCTAAATTTATCTACAAGTTGATCACCTTTGTGACTTATTACGAATACATTTTCATTATCAAGTGTATTTAATATTCTTAAAAATTCATCTGTTCCTTGACCATCAAGTGAACTGTCAAATATCTCATCAAGTATTAAAAGATTTGTATTTGTAGAATTTTTCATCTTTGCAATCGCTCTCCATGTAAAAAGTAAAGCAAGATCAATACGCATTTTTTCACCTTCACTAAATGACGCATAATTAAACGCATCTCTAAATCTTGATCTAATAGTTTCATTAAAGTTTTCATCTAGATTAAAGTTTACATAAAACTCCATAGACATTAAATACTTATTAATTAATTGATTCATAATTGGCAGATATTGTTTGATGATTTTTGTTTTGATACCTGCATCATCTAACATATCTCTGGCTGCGTGTACGTAAGTTCTCTCTTCTTTCTTTGTACTTCTAGTATTCTCGATACCCTTGCATTCATCTTTCATATTTGATAATTTATCAATGTCTGTCTCTGATACTGAACCTGCCTCAAATGATGCAATCTCATCTTCTAGTTTTTTATTATATTTTTCTAATTCTGTAATCGATGATGATAACTCTGCTCTTCTAACTTCATTATCACGAACTTTTGTCATTATATCATTGATCTCATTCAATCTATTTTCAACATCTGTTAATTCATCTTTAAGTTTAGTTGCGCCATCAACTATTTCTTTTATTTTATTTTCTTTATCTGTTAACATTGATTGTTTGTGTGAAGACTCTATATCTTGTAAACATACTGGGCAGTTATCATTATTCTTAAAAAAATCTGCATCTTTTGTTAACTGTTTATGTTTTTCAATCAGTGTAGCCCTAAGATTATTAAACTTTTGTAGTTTATTTTTTACGATATCTTGATCATCTACTTGTTTCATCAAGTCAATACTTTCATCACCAATAAAATCAAACTCTTCAGTTCTTTCATCTAAAACAGTTTTATTATTTTTATGTGTGACTTGTTTATCTGATATGATTTGTTCTTTATTTGCTTTCATATCATCAATGTAATTTTGTTGCATTGCAATCTTTTCTACTGCAAGTTCAAACTGATAATCCAACTCTTTTATTTCATCTGCGATATCTTTTATCTTTTGTTTTAGTAACATACCCATGATAGAAAATATTTTTATGTCAAGTATCTCTTCAACAACTTCTCTACGATGAGATGCTTTGAGTTGCATAAAAGGAACAAACGTAGATGATCCTAAAATGACAACTTGTGTAAATGATCTATAATTTAATCTTAAAACATTTTGTTCTAAAAATTTTTGATAATCTCTTGAGTTTGCATCTTGATTAATTAAAATATTATCACAATATATCTCAAAAGTATTTGGTCTAATACCTCTTACGATCTTCCATTCTTTAGTTCCTATACTAAACTCAACTTCAACAACTGTCTCTCTATCATTAATAGAATTTACTAATTGTGATTTACTAATCACTCTAAAAGGTTTTCCAAATAGTGAAAAACATAGTGCATCTAATATTGTTGATTTGCCTGCACCGTTTTCGCCAACGATAAGTGTTGTCGCATTTTTATCTAAAGGTATCTCTGTGAATTGATTACCAGTAGAAAGAAAATTTTTCCAACGCACAGTTTTAAAATTAATCATAACTCTAAATCTTGTGCCTCATTATATAATCCTCTCATAATTCTTTTGATTCTATCTTTATCTAATTCTATCTCAAGTTCATCAACATATTTGTTTATTAATGTCGTAGTGTCTTCTGCATACTGAACTATATCATCTGATACTGAATCAGCAGATAAATCAGAAAAGTCTTCAATTACTTTGACATCATGACAGTTTGCCTTCATTAGTCTTTCCATAAATCTATCAAACTGATAGAGATCTTTTTTATTAACAACTACTACCTTTACAAATTTATTTGTATATTGTGTGACATCATGATTTTCATATGCTGTTTGTGTATCATCATAAAATATTTTTTCATGCATTCTGAAAGGATTTAAAACTCTTGTTAGTTCTAAAGTTTCTGTATCAAATATATGAAATCCTTTTGGATCATTGTAATCATTCCAATAAATCTCATAAGGTGCTCCAAGATAATATATCTGACCATCATCTGATTTATGATGATAATGACCTGAAAACACTGATTGAAACTTTGAGAATAAACTTTTATCGATACCATGATCACTTTGTATCCCTTTGTACATTTGAAAACCTTTTATTTCTAGATGACCCATTACGATAGAAGCATCTGTAGAATCTATCATACCCTCAGCGTATATTTGATTCTGTGGTGTAATCCATGGTAAAAATAAAATATCTAGTCCACCTATATTGACTTCAGTTGGATCTTCATATATTTTAATTTTATTTGATCTACCATCAATTAGTTCTCTTAAAGAATTTACATCATTTGTATTTTTAAAAAAGATATCATGATTACCAACAAGACAATGAAAGTCTAACTTCAAATGATTTAAAGGATGTATAAATCTTTCTCTAAATTCTTTCGCAGTTTTAATAGACACATATTTTCTTCTATCCATTAAGTCACCTAAATGAATTACAGTTTTGATATCGTGTTGTTGTAAATAAGGAAAGAATATTCCCTCATAGAATTGTAACATATATTCTAGAAAAAAAGAATTATCATTTCTTGCACCAAAGTGCGAATCACATAATATAGCAACTTTCATTAATCTTCCATAAACTCCTCAAGACCAGACGGTTGTTGTGATTTTTCTTTTTCTTTTGTTTTGTAAACTGGTTCATCAGGTAACATGATAGTAGGATCAAAACCATGAATACTATAATTTGTTGAATCCATTGCCAAAGTATCATGTGTTCTATATTCTTCTTTCTCAATTATTTTATGTTTGATATGTGTTTGTTTTTTTTCTTTTTGAATACGTCTAATAAACGCAAAATATATTATCTGAGTAAAATATGCAAAAGGATTATTAGATTTATTTGGATCAAAATTATATACGTATTGTAAACAATTTTCTATGCCATCTGATATCATCTCATCTCTATAAGTATAATTAATAAAGTTAGGTCTAAATGATAATCCATTTGCAATTTTTAAAAAACACTCGCCAATATAATCAGGTACAGGTGGCATGTTATCACCAACTGCATCAGCATCTTTACAATCCTTTTTAAACTTTTTCATTTCTTCTAAAAGTTTTTTATTATCTACATAATGTTGTGGATTTTTCTTAGTTCTGGCCATGTAATAATCTATCACTTTATGGGATAAATGTCAATCAAAAAAATTTTATTTACCCTTGACTTTATTTTTTAAACCTGTATAATCAGGCTTGTCCTGTATGAGTTAATGAAGTATCTTTTTCTTTACAGACTTTGAAGGTTCTAAACTTTCAAGGTATCTTCTAACTTCATCTTCATCAAAATCTTCTCCTAAATCTTTTGCATCCCAATCATGAACTTTTAGTTCAGTTTTTACACCTTGATCTAGTTGTCTTCTATAAAATGTTTTCATACCTTCAGATGCAGACATTATTGTTGTAATTGAATCTTTTCTTACTTTGCATATCTTTTGTTCACTATAAGGATATAACCATCTTGATAATGTTAACGATTCAACAATACCTTTTCTTGTTACTCTTGGTACTGTATCCATTTTCATTGGGTTTTCGATAGATAGATAATCACCTGAATCTTTGATAACATCACAAATCACTTGATCACCTGAATTAAATTTTATTATTTGTTGTGTCATATGTTTACTGTGTTTATCCTATATGAGAAACTTTCCTCGTTGTATATATTTATTCTTTCTTCAAAATGTAATAATGTAAAGTTCTTCTTACCTTTGTATGATAGATCATCGCATATGTCATAAATTAATACGGAATCTTTATTTGTGGACTTACGCAATCCACGGCCAATCGATTGTAACACACGTATTCTGCTTTTACTTGGACTTGCGAACACGATGTTATTAAGATTAGGAATATTAATACCAGTAGAGAAAGTACCATACGATGCAATAATAATTGAATTATTTGAATTGTTAACAAGTTCTCTAACTCTCTCTCTGTCTTCAGCACTTGTGCCTCCATGTACATAATGAGTATTATCACCTTTCATCATATCGTATAATACATTACCATGTTTTTCGACTAACTGAAATAGACATAGGGTGTTGCCTTTCAATCTTTTACATAAATTAATGATGAACGTATTTCTTTTATTGTGACTTACAAGAAAATTTATTTCTTCAGAATATTTATGATCTTTAATTTGTTTACTTTCATCTTCACCATATTTAAGCACGATGCAGTTTGCATCTAATTTTGCCAATGTTTTTTTATCCATAAGTTCTTTTGTAGAAATAACTTTTTCTACCTTTCCAAATAAACCTTCCAAAACTAATCTATGTGTTTGTGTTCCGTCAAGTGTACCAGTAAAACCAAAACGATAAGGACAATCTTCTAATTTTTCCATGATGCTAGTAAGTGACTTTGCTTTAAACGTGTGTGCCTCATCACCAAAGATACATTGGTATTGTTCAAAATATTTTTTAGGAAGTTTGTAAAGCGATTGCCATGTAGATATCACAACAGGTTTATCTGTTTGTTTATCATAACCCGAATAAACTTTATGTATGTTATCATCATCCCAACCATATGATATAAAATCACTTGTCATTTGTTCTACAAGCGATGTCGTTGGAACTAATATTAATATTTTTTTGTTCATCATTCTATAATAACGAACTAAACAATAGATGATAAAAGACTTACCAGATGCAGTTGGTGATAAAAATAATCTTCTTGATTTTTCAATCGCAGTGCATATTGCACCAAATTGATAATCTCTTGCTTCAAAAGGGATCTTCAAAGACTTAACAAATCCATTCACATCATTTACATTTATCAACTTTTTATCTTCTACATTTTCATGCAAAACATATTCTAGTTCATTATTTTTAAAAAAATCTTCAAGATATGAAAGTAATCCAACATAAATTTTGTTTGTTTTTTGTGAGAATAATCTAATCTTACCATCCCACATTCTATTACGATAGGCAGGCATGAATCTTGCACCAGGCACTTCAAACTCAAAGAACGAACTTAACTCTCTTGAAACATGTGGTTCACATTCTACCTGAAGGTAGACATCATTTAGTTTATGTACAAAGATCATACTTTTTTTAGTGCGATGAGATTGTTTTGTATTTTATGAACTAAGGCATATTCGAAATCATATATCCATGAATCAACAAATTGATTTACTTCTTTTAAATCATAATCATGATACAAAATTAGTCCGTCATCATTTACGTTTGACCAAAATGACATTGTATCTTTTCTAACTGCATCAAAATGATGATCACCATCAATCAATAATAATCCAAACTCTTTTCGCAATACTGTTTGATGTGAATCTGCTTGAATAAAATTTAATCTCTCTTGATAGTCTTGTGGAATATAATCATAATATTTTTCAAGTTTATTTTTCATATCGATTGACCAAACTTGTCTATCTGTATCCTTTGTGGCATCTAAAAATGCAAAAGTAGAACCACCCATACCTATCTCAAGTATGTCACCTTCAGTTTGTTCAACCATTTCATAGAGGAAGTCAACTTCCTCGTTTCTCATTTGTTGAACTTTACTAAACCATTCCGGCTTCAAACTTTTTCCACTCAATTGCATTTTTTATATCCCACCCTCTAGACTGAATTGATTTCAGAACATAATCAATGTATTTTACAGTAGTTTCTAAATAAACTATTTTATTTTCTGCATCAATTATTTCTTTATCAGATTCTATGTAGATATGTAAATCATTTTTCAAAACTTTGAGATCAAATGGTTTTGTGACATATATTTTTGCGTCTGCTTTTCCACCATAATATTCCCATTTTTCTTTATATAAAACTTTGTATTCACCTTTTGCTTTTGCAAGTAAAAAATCAAAGTTAGTTTTATAATCTATGAACTTTGCATATAGTTCTTGGTTTCTCAAAGACTCTGTATCTAAGTGATCTTTATCTACGGGTAATTGTTTGTAAACGATTTGTTTTAATTCATCTAAGGTCATAATAAGTATCCTAACATAATATTAACTAAAAGTCAATTATAATGTAATTATTTCGTAATATTTATATGTAAATTCTGATGTTGCTTTTATGTAAGTAACATCTGTTTCTTCTTGTGTAAATTCTAATGCAGACAACGTTGTTGGATATAAATCCTCAAATCTTACCTCAACTAACGGATTGTTTTTGTTTGATAAAATTGTAAGCGTTGCATCAGAAAACATTGGATTAGCAGGTGTTTGCAACTCGACTTTACCAATATCATTTGTCGTTCCACCTCTAGTTGTATTTGAAGTATTTGATGTTGTACTTCTATGTGTTGCGAATTGTTGTCTTGACTTAGGAAATCCAATCGCTAATAACCAGTTATGTAATTCAATATAGTTTTCTAGATTCTCTGATACTTGGAAACCTATTGATAGATTATCAAAAGTAAGTTCGTCTCCTTGTACAGGTATTGGTTTGAAAGGTGTAGGAAATATAGTTTCACCAAGACTAATGCCAGGTAGATTGCAGTTTGTAACAAAGAACTCTACTTTTGGAAGTTGAGTGATTGTAAATTTAAACTGTGTAGGACTAACATAGTCCATTGTAGTTGGTTGTCTTGAAACTGTCGCCATGATATTATTTAGTAGAAATAAAAAAGGGGGCCGAAGCCCCCTCTTAATTTTTGTATAGTAAGATTACATTAAGTTTGCGACTTTAACTCTTCTGTAGTATTTGTTAGAGTTAGCATCGATAGAGATCGCACCATCTTGTCCAGCAGCTCTTTTTTAAATTTATCATCTGTGTAAATATTTCCGTCTATATCAATCGCTCCCCAAGTACATTTGTAATCGGACTTTCGGATCGGTGGAAGTACAACTCCCAACTTTTGTTGTCCTGTAAGATGACCATTGATTGCTTCTGGAAGTTTTTGATAAAACTCTCTTTCTACTCCCCACCTATGACCACCATTTTTTTTAATAGTTAGTTTGGTTGGATCTGCTAAATAAAAATCTTCTGCGCCCTGGAATATTTTATAGAATTGGTTTGTCATTTTTTTCTAATTCACTTTTAATTTGCCTTTGCCCTACACTAATCAA